GCGACGAATTGCTAGGAGCGATCACCTCAAAGCGGCTTATACATGGAAAACAGGCAGAATTATCCAAGCAGATACTATCGGCCGTTAGATTACCAATGGGCGACGGCGGCTGGATTATTGGACGGCGCGCCTCAAGCGTTGCAGTCTGCGCAGCTGTGGCCTCAGCTCTTGCAGTTCATTTTGCGACACGCCCTGAAATGGAGATCGACATTTTCTCAGCATAGGTGTATATGCCACCTTTACACTTGGCCGCATGGGTCTATTTTCGCGCACGGTCACAACACAAGCACCTGCCGCGACCTCTGACATTGAGGCTTCACTAGCTCCAGTAAATGTCACCAGCTCGCTCTATAACATTTACGGCGTTGCCGGTATTACAGCTTCACGCGTTGAATTTATGTCAGTGCCAACGTGTGCCAGAGCGCGCAACATTATTTCGTCCAGTGTGGCAAGCATTCCGCTAAAAGTGCGCACAAAGCAAGACGGTGCACGCGTTGAGTCACCGCCAAAAGTAATTAACCAACCAGATCCACGTGTGCCGGGATCTGCTACCTACGCATGGTTAGCAGAGGATATTTTGCTATACGGATATGGCTACATGCGTATTTTGGAAATCTACGCGGACACATATCGCATTCGCAGTGCTGAACGCATAGATCCAACACGCGTCACAATTAAAACAAATGCTAACGGCACAGAGATCGAGTATTACTGCATTGACTCAATTCCAGCACCTTATGAAGGAGTCGGCGCGCTTGCAGTTTTCTATGGCAACGACGAAGGCATTTTAAATCGAGCAGGTCGCACAATTAAAGCTGGTGCAGAATTAGAACGCGCAGCGACAATGTACGCACGCGAACCAGTGCCAACAATGGTTTTGAAATCTAACGGCACAGCATTGCCAGCAGATCGCATTGCAAAATTGCTTGAGTCATGGGGCGCAGCTCGTCGCAATCGTGCAACTGCATTTCTAAATGCTGACGTTGAATTGCAGACGCTTGGTTTTGATCCTGAGAAGTTACAACTAAATCAGGCCAGATCCTACGTATCAACGGAACTTGCAAGAGCAACGGGCATTCCGGCTTATTACGTAGACGCTGAGTCAGGATCGAGTATGACTTACAGCAACGCAACTTTGGCGCGTCAATCTTTGCTTGATTTCTCGCTGCGCCCAATTTTGTGCTCGATTGAGGAAAGATTGTCAATGACTGGCATGGCAAATGATTTTGTACCGGCAAGCCAAGAAGTCAAATTTGATTTAGATGATTATTTGCGCGGATCTGCAAAAGAACGTGCAGACGTTTACAAAATCCTTTTTGATATTGGCGCTTTAACCTCAGATGAAATCCGACTAGAAGAAGAGATGATCCGATGAAACTAGAAAAACAAGATCCAATTAAACTTGACTTTTCAATCAAAGTCACCGCCGCAGATTTTCCTAAGCGAGAGTTATCTGGTCGCATTGTCACTTGGAATGAGGAAGGCGTAACTAGCTCTGGATCTACTATGTTTAAAGAAGGCTCAATCAGCGTTGGCGATACAACAAAACTTTTGCTGGAGCACCGCCGGGAAGCTCCTATTGGATTTCTTAAAAGCTACAACGTTACAAAAGAAGGCATTGACGCAGTTTTCTCTGTCGGTAACACAACCGCTGGCAATGACAGTTTGGTCGAGGCAAGCACTGGATTGCGCGACGGATTTAGTGTGGGCGTAATTGCTCAAAAATACAGAAACGTTGACGGTGTTTTAGTAGTCAGCGCAAGTTCGCTCAAAGAAGTTTCACTTGTCACCGATCCGGCCATAGCTAGCGCGAAGGTCGAAATTGCAGCAAGTGAGAACGAAAAATCTGAGTCCGCAACGGAAACAGATGAACAAACAACCGAAGGAGATACGCAAGTGGAAACACCTACAGCCGTTCCAGAAGTCCCAGCCGAAACGGTTGAGGCTTCCAAAGTCGAAAAGGTCGAGGTTTCTCGTCCTCTTTATTTCTCATCACCACGTTCACCTATCACAACAGGCGGGGCATACCTTGAGCACACAATCAAGGCAGGACTTGGCAACGAGGACTCACGCCAGTACATCAAAGCAGCAGATGACAGCTTCTCAACAAATCCAGCGTTTTCGCCGGTGTCTTATGTTCGCGACGTTGCACAAAACACAAATGCTGATCGTCCAGTAATTGACGCTTGCGGCGGCACACGTCCGCTTAATAGCTACGGAATGACGGTAAGTATTCCTAAAATAACTGCAAATTCGACGGCTGCAACTGTGGCCGAAGGAGGAGATCCAACTGGTACTACCGCGATTACCTCAAGCTACATAAATGCGACAGTAATCAAAAAAGCCGGTTTCCAACGCTATTCTGTCGAATTGCTCGACCGGTCAGATCCAAGCTTCTACGAAATTATGCTTCAAAATCTGCGCGACGCTTATGCTCAAGCAACTGACCAATATGTAATTGCACAAATTACTGCTGGCGGTACACAGGCAACAGCAACTGCTGCTGATTCAGCTGGTCTGATCTCATTCGTATCAACAGAGTCACCTGCTGCATACAACGCGACAAAGCGCACAGCTAAGTCATTTGTGTCAGGCACTTCTATTTGGACAACTTTGCTTGGTGCAACCGATACAACAGGTCGTCCAATTTACAATGCAGGAAATCCTATGAACAACGCAGGATCTGCAATTCCAACAAGCATTCGCGGCAACGTACTCGGCCTCGATTACTACGTTGACCCAAATATGGTTAGCACATCAATTGACGAGTCAGCGTTCATCATTGAACCACGCTCAATTGAGATTTTTGAATCTCCTGCACTTACATTGGCAACAAACGTGCCAACAACAGGCGAAATCGAAATCATGCTTTACGGATACATTGCAGCACAGGCCGTCTTTGCCGGTGGTCTACGTCGCTTCAACCTAACCTAAAAAATAAGCATGGCCTAGGTGCGCTCCCGTATCTAGGCCAGTCGAACACGAAAGGACAGAGATGCCTAGCATTATTACAGCCTCACAGCTGCGCACAGTGTTAGGCGTCTCTGTCGCTTTATATTCTGACGCTTATCTTGACTCAATAATAAATTCGGCCGAGCAAGTAATTTTGCCTTTGCTTACTGCAAATCAAAATGCCGTTGCCAGCGTTTATTTGCAAAACAACGTTGCTTATTACATAACGCAAAAGCCAAATAATTTTGTGGCCGGGCAAAGTGTTGTCATAACTGGTTGCGTGCCAGCAATTTTTAACGGCACAAAAACCGTTACTTCTAATTTTTATGATCCTTTTCCTTATTTGCCATACGCTTATCCTGCGCCTTATTATGTATTTACTGCCGCAGTTACAAATGCAAACATTGACTTTCGCCCGGTAATCCCTGCGGGCGTTGCTTACCTATCCGGGGCGGACGCGGCCACACTTTACGCAAGCACTGACGCGGTTGAACAAGCGGTCACGATCGTTAGTGTTGAAATTTTCCAAAGTGTGGTCGCTCCCGGCGGTCAGATTGAGGGCGTGGACTTCACACCGTCGCCTTATCGAATGGGTCGCAGCTTACAAAATCGCGTCATTGGCCTTTTAGGCAATTACATTGACGTCTCAACAATGGCCATGTAAATGCCTACACCAACAACTATTGCAACAAACGTGCGCGGCACGCTGGCCACAGCTTTGGCAGGCGTAGCAGCTTCTGTTTATTCATCACCGCCGGAGGCAGTCATTCCACCAGCTTGCGTGATTGTCCCAGACGCGCCATACCTTGAAACGACAACTATTGGCAAAAGCCAAATTCGCGTCAAAATCAACTTTGTCGTAACTGCCGCTGTTGCCTATAACAACACTGCTGGCGCGCTAGACAATCTAGAGCAACTCATTATTGCGATTATGGGCGCAATGCCTGCTGGCTACACAGTTGGAGACGTACAGCGTCCGACAGTGCAATCGGTAGGAGCTTCAAATCTATTAGTGGCGGATCTCGCGGTCAGCACTTACTACACACAACAAACAATCTAAGGAGATAACCAAATGCCAACAACAATAGTCACTGGTCGCGACATTACCTTGACACTTGCAACCGTCAACTATGACGCGCAAGCAACATCAGTCACACTGGTAAACGCGCCTGTTATTACTACCTATCAAACACTAGACGGCAAGGCTTACAAGCACATTGACGATCAGTGGACACTAAACTTAGAGCTTCTTGCAGACTGGGGCGCTACTAGTTCACTATTTGAAGCAATGTGGACAGCATTTACATCTGCTCCAAATACAGCTCTTGCATTTACTTTGGTATCTGCAACAGGTGCAAGTTTTGCCGGTACCGCGTTCCCAGTAGCGCCAACAGCAGGTGGCGCTGCACCAGACGCACAGACTGACTCATGGGCAATGCTTTGCGCCTCAACACCAGTTCTCACAATAACCTGATCCAAACAATAGAAACGGGAGCACAAAATGAAACTGCCAATAACAATCGAGTACACATCAGGCGAATTTGGTACGTATACCGCACAACCGCCAGAGTGGGCGAAGTGGGAAAACAAAACAGGTCAGACCATTTCGCAAGCACAAGACAAGATTGGCATTGCCGATCTGCTATTTCTTGCGTGGAATGCAATGAAGCGCGAAGCTGGTGGCAAGCCAGTCAAGGGCTTTGAGATTTGGTGCGAAACCGTTGCCGACGTGATAGTCGGTGAGGTACTCCCAAAAGCTACGCCGCCGGAAGCGTAAATCGCATACTGGTCGATTTAGCCTTGGCGACTGGGATAGCAATGAGCGAATGGCAGACGGCGGAGCAAATTTACACAGCTTTAGAGATATTGGAGAAGCAACAAAATGACCGACAGCGTTGAGATTGCTTACGACAAAGCTGATCTGCGTCGTGTCTTAGGTGCGTTTAAAGCAATGGACGCTGAGGCTACAGTTCAAGCAAAAGTTACTTCTGCCGCTTTGGCAGAATTTGCTCAAGAAAAAATCATTGGCACTTCAACTGGTCGAGGACGTGCAGCCGAAAAGATTGCACGTGGATCTCGCGTCTCGAAATCCTCAAAAATTGGTGAGCTGTCTTTTGGCTTTGCCGGGCAAAAGTTTTCTGGCGGTGGCACGACTCAGCAGCTTTGGGGCGGCAATGAATTTGGATCTAACAAGTATAAGCAATTTCCAATCTGGTCAGGATTTGGCCCCAAAGGTCGCGGCTCTAACGGTTGGTTTATTTATCCAACCTTGCGCGCCATTCAGCCAGAGATCATTGCAAAGTGGGAAAATGCTTTTGAGAAAATCCTAAAGGAGTTCTAAATGGTCGCGCAAAGTAGAACGCTTAAGCTGTCGATACTTGCTGACGTTGACCAACTTAAAAAATCCTTAAACACTGCTAACAATGACGTAGAAAATTCGAGCAGCAAGCTTGGCGAATTTAGCAAAAAGGCTGGATTAGCATTTGCTGCCGCTGCCGCAGCTGCTGGCGCTTACGCCGTAAAACTTGCAGTCGACGGCGTTAAGGCTGCGATCGAGGACGAAGCTGCGCAAATACGACTAGCGACTTCTTTAAAAAATGCCACAGGTGCAACAAATGAAATGATTGCCTCTGTTGAAAAACAGATAACTAAAACATCATTAGCCACAGGCGTGACAGATGACAAGTTGCGTCCAGCACTTTCCAGACTTGCCTTGTCTACAGGAGACGTTACAAAAGCTCAGGATTTGCTTAGCCTT